ACGATGGATCGCGCGTTGCTGGCAATCACCCAAGGGCTGAAGGTCGCACGGCGCCGCAAGCGGAGGCCCGCAGAGGACGAGCACGAGGAGGATGACCCCGATGGGCTTGATCGGTGAAATCTTCGCGGAGTGTCTGAAGCCGATTGACCGCGCGCCACCGTGGCAATGGGCGGAAAGGCACGTCATCGTCGACAAAAACTCGCCGTACCCCGGACCGTGGCGCCTCGCGAACTCGCCATTGGTGAAGAAGCTGATGGAGAAGTTTCCCGACAACGGGATCAAAAACCTCACGGTGATGACGGCGGCGCAGTCGTCGAAGACCCTCTCGGTGATGATTCTTCTCATGTGGGCTGCCGACAACGACCCCGGCCCGGCGATGTGGGTGCAGGCAGCAAAGGACGAGGCGGATACGTTCGTCCGGACACGGCTCCTGCCGATGTTCGAGGACTGCGAGCCGGTCGCCCGGTTGCTGTTGAGCCACGAGAAGAGGGAGAAGGCCCGCCACGAGGTAAAGCTGAGCGAGATTGGCCTGAAAACGATGTCGGTGTTTGTCACCGGGTCGAACTCGCCGAGCAAGCTGAAGTCGAAACCGATCCGCTGGCTGTTTCTCGACGAGGTTGCGGAATACCCGCCGGGCGCCCTCGACAGCGTGACAAAACGTGTGCGCTCGTTCTGGAACTCGCGGCGCGTGATGATCTCGACGCCGAAGAAGGCCAAGGACGCGATGCACATTGCGTTTCTCGAAGGGTGCCAAGACGAATGGCACTTCGCCTGCCCGAAGTGCGGCGAGCTTCAGCCGCTCGTGATCGCGCAGTTGAAGGCGGAGCACCCGGACACGTCGCGCGCGTGCCGCTGGGATGAGGTTCCCGGCGCGGTCACAGGCGGTGTTTGGGATTTTGATACGCTCGCCAAGGCGATCCGGTACGAGTGCCGAGCGTGCGGCCATCTGATGCCGGATGAGCCAAAGGTGCGCCAGCACATCGCGACGGTGGGCGACTGGATCGCACAGAACCCAAAGGCGCCGAGGAAAAACTACTCGATCCATTGGAGCGCGTTGCTGCCGCCAATCGTGAAGTGGCGGGAGATCGTCGAGGAAAAGATCATCGCGGATCGCGCGGTGCGACTCGGCGACGTGGAACCGCTGATGGAGTTCATCAATCAGACGCTCGGCGAGCCGTGGGAGGACCGCTTGAAGGAGTTCGACGACTTCAGTGTGTTGGAGGAGCGCAAAGGTGCATTCAAGCTGCGCGCGGAGTGGCCGGAGCAGACCCGGCGATTCCTGTCCGGCGACGTGCAGGGGGCCGGCGGTTTTCATATCCGCTATGTGTGCCGCGCCGTGGGAGCCGACAACCAAGAGAGCCGCCTGGTCGATTACGGCACGGTGGCCAACTTCGAGGAGTTCGAGGCGAAGCGGATGGCGCTGGGTGTCGAGGCCAAAGACACGGTGATCGATTCGGCGCACGAGAGCGCGAAGGTTTACAAGGCTTGCCTGAAATACAAGTGGAAGGCGTTTCGAGGGGATGACGTGCCGTTTTTCAACGCTGTCGTCGAAGACCCGAAGACGCGCGAGAAGGTGACGGTGCGGCGCGTGTGGGCACTCTCGCACGCCGATCCGGCAATCGGAACTCCGATGCAAGGAAAGGTCAGGCCGATCAAGCTGTACCGTTGGAGCAACCCGGCGGTGAAGGACATCCTTGCGCTGGCCATGACCGGGGCCGAACAGCGTTGGCAGATCGCGGAGGACGCAACGTCAGAATACTACCGGCAGATCACGGCAGAGAAGCGCGTCGAAGAGATCGATGCAAAGGGGCGAATCTCCTACGTCTGGAAACGAATGCGGAGAGACAACCATTACTTCGATTGCGAGTGCATGATCATGGCCGCTGCGCTCATCACGCGGTCGCTCGGGCGCGTGGAAGATGACGCCGCTCCTCCTCCTGGCGCCGATGGCGACGAAAACGAAGGCGCGTAACACGCCCCGATCCGCATGGCGAGCAGCACAGTGACCGGCATCTATGTGGGACTGAGCGAGAGCGATCTGCTCACGATGCGGACAAATGTGCTCGCGCAGATCGCCAAAGCACAGCAAGGGAAGCGGTTCGCGAGTCTGGCCGGAGCCGGCAAATCCTTCAGCAAGGACAACCTTTCGCTCGACGAGTTGAAGACCGAACTGGGCGAGATCAAGGCCGCGCTGCAACGCCTCGATCCGGCCACCTACGGCCGGCGTGTGCGCCGCCTGCTCGTCGCATTTGACCGGGACGATCCCGAATAAAGAGCATGAGCCTGATCACCAAAGCACGCGCTGCCCTGGCAAAAGCGATCTCCCCGGAAGCGGTTAAACAGATCGAGCAGATCGAGACGCAGGCGCGGCAGGACCGCGGGCGGACCGGCATGACGACGAACGAGTTCAACCGCGCGCTCGTCTCCGCCTTCAACTTCTACGAGGGGATCAAGCTGACGCGCGAGCGGACGCAGATCCCGTTTCAGGTTGGCGACAGTCGCGACGATCTGTCGACGTGGGATCGGCAGCAATTCATGGCGGTCGCGCGTTACCTCTACGTCAACGACGGTCTCTGCCGAGGCGCGATCAACGACCTCGCCCGGTACACCGTAGGGACCGGACTCAAGCCGAAGTCGCACGCCTCCACGCCGGAAACCGCGCAGAGTTACGAGGAGTTCTTCAACGAGTGGGCGTTCCGCGCCGACTTCGCCGGCCGGCATCATCTCGATCAACTGCAATTCATGTGGCAGGTTGGCGAGGCCCGGGATGGCGACATCGGCATCGTATTGACGGAAGACGGCGCCGGAGATCCGCGCGTGCAGACGATCCGCGGCCACCGCATCGGCACGTTCGGCGACAATGCCGAGGGGCTTGTCGACGGCGTGCGCGTGGACGACTTCGACCGCGTGATCAGCTACCGCGTTTCATCGCGCAACGGGAAGACTCGCGAAATACCGGCGCACTCATTCATCCTCTCCGTCGAATCGACCGACCCGGACGCGCTGCGCGGATCGACCGTGTTGCAGGCTGGGATCTGCCATGTCCGCGACAAAAAGGACATCCTCGGCTTTGAAAAGGTTGCCGTCAAAAAGTCCTCCGCCGTCGCCGCGGTGCTGAAGACGGCAAATGGCACCACCGACCCGGAGGAGTGGGACAACGAAGACGTGGACGAGACCGCGGAGCCAACGAAGCTCTCTGTCATGCAAATGCAGAGCGGGCAAGTGCCGGTCATCGGCGGCGACGAGGATCTTATCTGGCACGACAGCAACCGGCCGTCTGCCGCCTTCACAGGGTTCCTCGAATTTCTCGTGCGCGAGATCGCGCTCGGTCTCGGTCTCCCGGTCGAATTCATTTGGAACGCCGCGGCGCTCGGAGGGGCAACGCAGCGGTTCGTGCTGGAAAAGGCGGATCGTCGGTTCAAAGAGCGGCGCGGCCGGTTCGAGAAACAGGTAATGAACCGCATTTGGGGCCGCGTGATCTCGACCGGCATCGCCCGCGGAAAGCTGGCGGACGACCCGAAGAAGTTCTTCCTGTCGTGGCGCGGGCCGGCGGATCTGTCGGTGGACGCCGGCCGCGACCAAGCGCAGGACCGCGAGGATCTGAAGATGGGGTTGCTGACGGAGGAGGACCATTACGGAATGCGCGGTCACGACTACCGCGTGAAGCGCGCCCAGGTATGGCGGGAGGCCGACGAGTTGCTGTCGACGGCGAATCAGTTGGCAAAGAAGCACGGCGTTTCGCCCGAGTTCGCGCTCGGTTTGCTACGGCAGAGCACGCCCAACGGCTTCACGATCACCGCGACGGCGCCGGAGCCGAAGAAGCGGGAGGAAGATTCCAACGAGCAACGCAAATGAGGTTCCAACACATCGTCAATGCACTGCATTTCGAGCCGTGGCTGATCACCGAGGGAGCGCACGCCTCCCTCGTGGCCGTAGTCGAGTCACGCCTCGCGGAAGGCCCGTTTGTCGGCCCGGTGAAAGCCGGCACGGATCTGTGGGGTGACGAGTTGCCGCAGATGCGCGTTAGCGAAGGCGTCGCGGAGATTCCGATACGCGGACCCATCGGGAAGGGGCTGGGAAACTTGGAGAGGTCGTGCGGCGCCACGAGCATCGAAGACGTGCTCGCAAACGTTCGCGAGGCGGTCGGCCGGCAGGACGTTCGAGGCATCCTCCTGAACATCGACTCGCCAGGCGGGACGGCGCAAGGCGTACCCGAGGCAGCGGCGGAGATTGCCCGCGCCGCCGAGGTCAAGCCGCTGTTGGCGTTCACGGACGGCATGATGGCCTCCGCCGCCTATTGGCTTGGGAGTCAGGCTGACTCCGTGATGGCGGCGCCGTCGTCGAACGTCGGAAGCATCGGCGTGTATTTCCCGATCACGGACAGTTCACGGCGCGCGGAAGCGATGGGGCTCAAGGTCGGCATCGTGAAGAACACCGGCGGCACGTTCAAAGGCATGGGCTTCCCCGGCGTCCCCTACTCGGAAGAGCAGCTTGCGCACTTGCAGGCCCGCGCGGATGAGCTTTTCGGCATGTTCCGGAGCGCGGTGCTGGCGAAGCGGCCGAACGTGAAGCCCGCGGCGATGCGGGGCCAAACGCTTTACGGCGCTTCGGCCCGCGACGCCGGCCTCGTGGACGACGTTGGAGGGTACGACGACGCGCATCGCGCATTGCGCGCAATGATACAGCTACGCCGCGGCGCGTAACACGCGCGGATCAAACGAAATTCCTCAACTATGACAATCGCCGAGCAACTCGCCGCCGCGCAGGCGGAACTCGCCACGCTGAAAACCGAACTCGCCAAGGCGAAGGAGGCGGGCAGCGAGGCCAACACGAAACTCGCCGCGGCCGAAGCCAAGGCGACCGCCGCTGAAACGGCCCGCGCGGCTCTGGCCGGCGAAGTCGCCACCCTGAAGGGCGAAGTCGAGAAGGCCAACGAGACGATCAAGGCGCAGGCGTCCGAAGTCACCACCCTGAAGGGTGAGGTTTCGACGTTGAAGGCCAACGCCAAGAGCGCGCAGGAACTCGCCACCGAGGCGTGCGCGCGGGTCGGCGTCGTGGTCCCTGCCGTTGCCGCCGAAGGCCCGGCCGGCGCCGCTTCCGTCGAGACCCTCGACCAAGTGCGAGCGCAAATCGCCAAGGAAACCGATCCAATTCGTCGCGGGCAGCTTGCCGCCAAGGCAAAGGCGCTGCGCGAAAAGAGCGCGTGAGCGCAGCCCAACCCAACCCGTCAACGCTAACCAGAAAATCCTCCTACGATGGCCACTCTTACCTCTGCCGAAATCCTCGCCGATGTCATTCAGGCGTTCGCCAAGCAGTTCCCCGCGCTGAACCGCATGGGGACCGACTTCCGCCCCGGTGCGCTGAAGCTGAACCAGACTTACACCGCGCACATTCCGACCCTGCCGAGCGTCGAGGACTACGACGTTTCTACCGGCTACGACACCACGGGCAACCTCGCCCGCTCCCTGCTCGTGGACGTGCCGATCACGGTCGACGCCCACAAACATGTCAAGCTGAAGTGGAAGCACCTGGACGCGCTGAAGGATAAGAAGAACCGTTACGGTGAGGTCATCGGCCTCGCCGGGTACGCGCTCGCAAAAGCGGCCATCGACAACCTGCTCGCGGCCGTCACGATCCAGAACTTCAGCCAAGGGACCGTCTCCGCCGCTGCCGATTTCGATCTCGACGTGATCCAATCGGTATGCGGTTCCATGAACGGCCTCGGCGCCCTCCCGACCGGGCGCGTGCTGCTCGTGAACACGGCGGTCGCCAATGTCATCGCCGCCGACACCCGGATCAGCAGCTCCGAACAATACGGGCAGCGCGAGGGCGGCAACGCGCTCCGCAGTTGGAAGAATGTCGGCGGCTTCGCCGAGATCATCGAGTATCCCGACCTCCCGACCAACAACGGGGAGGCGCTCGCCTGCACCATCGAGGCAGACGACGAGGTTGTGACGACCACGGACGATCACGGTCTCGTGGTGGGCGACCGCGTGATCTTCCCGGCGCTGACCGGCGGCACCGGCCTGACCGCGGCCACCGTGGTCTATTACGTGAAGACCGCTCCGACCGCGAAGACCCTGACGGTCTCCGCGACACCGGGCGGCGCCGCCGTCAACGTCACCGCCGACGCGACCTCTGGCAGCACGATCAAGAAGGCCGAGAACATGATCGGCTTTGCCTTCGACCGCCGCGCGTTCGCGCTCCTCTCGGGCATTCCGGAAAACTTCGACTCGGAATTCCTCGCGCAGTTGAACATTCCGCGGGTCATGGGCTTCGAGTCCATCACCGATCCGACCACCGGCATTTCGATGGCCGCGGTCTCGTGGCAGGAGAAAGGCACTGGCGATCTCGTGTGGGCGCCGACGTTCGTGTTCGGCAAGGCGCTCGGTCGGCAAGGCGCGTCGAACGCTGCCGGCGCGAAATGCGACTACGCCGGGCACATCATCCGCACCCTCTGATCCATGTCTCTGCACATCGTCATTGGTATCGCCGGGAAAGGGGCGACAGCGAAGCCCTTCCCGGTGTATGTCGGCCGCAGCGGCTCGGAAGCCCTTGCGGCCCGCGAGGCGAACACCACGGCGGAAAGTTTCGTCATTCTCAGCAACGTCGTGGGCGTGCGAAAGCACAACCCGCGTTTCTCGGATGCCGCGCCGCCCGCTCCGAAGCCCATTGCTGCCTCCACTCCGCCCGTCGTCCAACCGAGCGTCGGATGGGAGAAGAAGCCCGCCGGGAAGAAGCCCGCCGGCCGCTGGTAAGCCCGGATTGTGCTGGTCCTTGGTCGGTCCTGACGCAACTGCGCTCGCCCTGCCCTTAAAACCGGCGGGGCGAGCCTTTTTTTTGCAATGAACAGCAAGACGTTCACCATCCCCAACCTCGCCAAGTGGCGCGAGAGCGTGGAACGTCGGGCCAAGGTGTTCCGCGAGGATCGCAAGGTGATCGTCGCCGAGGAGATCCGTTTCCTGCTCGAATACGCGATGCGGTTCACGCCGCCGAAGAATTTGGCGCAGGGGCGCGCAGCGGTTAAACGCGACATCCTCCGGACCATGCGGGCGATTCTGCCGGATGAGTTCACGAGCAACCCGAAGCTGAAGCGCATCGTGCAACGGCGCGACATCATCGGGTACAACGCGGCGGCGGTGCATTTCCTCGGCACGCTGCGCAACACGCGCGCGGTCGAGTTCGAGGCCAGGATTCACACCGCGCAGCGCGACAGGCGGATGCGCGTCCGCCCGAACGCGATGAACGGCCGGACCGTGCTCCTTGGCCGGCAGCAACAGGGGTTGCTCTCCCGCTACATCAGGAAGATCCAAGAGCACGTCGGCATTGCGAAAGACGGATGGTGGCCGGCGCTGAAGGCAGTCGGCGGAAAGGCGCCAAACTACGTCACCCGCCACGGGACCACTGCCGGCGAAGTGGTCGACGAACTCGGCTTCATGGCGGCGGCGGCGACCCCGTTTCCGAAGATCACCGTGATCAACAAAACCGGCTGGGGCGTGCGTGAAGGCGCCCGCATTCTAAACGACGCGGCGAAACTCCGCGCAAAGGTGATGGAGCGACGCATTCGGCAAGCCCAAGCGAAGATGACACAATGAGCGACTTCTACGACGAACTTGAGGAGGCGAACGCGGCCTTGAACGAGGAGGCCGGGGAACCCTTCACATACGACGGCGTTTCCTACGCCCGCGGCCTGTTCATGGAGCCTGACGTTTCGGTGCAGATTCTTGCCGCCGGGGAGGACTCCGATGACGAGCTAACCGTCGACGTTGAGCAATCCCTCTTCGCTTCGCCTCCGGTCGCCAAGAAGCGGCTGGTTTACAACGGGGTAACGTACAACTGCCGCGCGGTGTTCCCGGTGAGCGGCGGGCTGTACCGCTTCCGGATCTACCGCGCTTAACCGTTCAACCGATTCCTCCGATGGCACAGGCACCAAACTACGACACCCTGCACAACTTTGAGGAGATTTTCGAGGCGGCCGTTGCAGACGTGATCAACGCGGCGAGCATCCCCGCTCTGGCGGCTCGCGCCCAGGACGAGACCGCCGAGCTTCAAGTCTCGTGCGTGTTCGAGGTTGGCCCGGCGTCCGGGTCGAAGCGACTCGTCGCATACGATGACGCCGGCAAACCGATCTGCGAGTATGAGCGTTACGACAATTGCAACTTGGAGATTCAGATCGTCGCCAACCGCTTCTTCGACGACGGGAGCGAGATCCCAAACGTCAGCAGCAAGCTCGCCGAGGTCCGCGCGAAGATCCGCACGCTGTTCCGCGAGAGCCAAGGGGCGCTGAACGATGCGAACCTCTATTACTACCGCGTCAATCGCATCCGGCCGGCAGGCACGCAGAACGGGACGACGGAGAAGAAGGAGCAGGACATAAGCACGCTCCGCTTCTCGGTCGATTTCTGCATCATGCCGGATTCGTGGCCGGCGGAGGAGTGAGAAGGCGGCGCGTAACACGCGGGACTTGGCGAACACTCTGAACACTCTGAACCCAAATGTCCGCGCCAACTGTTCCCTCTTATCAGGACGGCCTTACCGCCCTTGGCCAGCTTACCGCGACGTGCTTGAACACGTCGACGGCGTACATCTGTTTCGACGGCGATCCCTCTGAGGAGGGCGTGCAGAAGCGGTTTGCGAACCAGAGCGGAAACCCGCTCGGCTCCGATACCCGCTGCGGCTTCACGGCAGGGACGCTCAACATGCAACTGGCGAAGGCCACAGATTCGCTGCCGCGTCCGTCCTACGTCTTCAGTTTCAACGGCGGTTATTACGTCGCCGGCAACATCGGGCCGAAGCTCGTCTCGAATGGCGAGGTCAAGTTCTCGGTCGCCGTGCTGAAGGCGGTAAACCCGGTCATCACGTCGTTGCTGTCGGCGGACGGGCAATACAAGTCGCTCGCGCTTACGAAAAGCTCGGCGATGTCGGCTTTCGCGAATACCGTGGTCAACGCCGCCACCGGAGCGGTGGCCTGGGCTGCCGCTACGCTGCCGGACGGCTTGTCGATCAACGCTTCGACCGGCGAGATCACCGGCACGCCGACCGCCGCCGGAACGACGAGCGTGGTCATCTCCGCGACCGGGGCTGACGGGAAGGTTGGATACGGCATCCTCGAAATCACGGTCACGTAACGCCATCCGCGCACTGGCGCGGATCTCAAATGAGACCCGACTTGGAAAAGATCATCCCGGGTCTAGCCGAGGCGCGGGTTGCCGAAGAGACGGCCCGCGCCGTCGCGTTCTTGGCCCACACGGAAACGCTGCTCGGCGTCGAAGTGCTTCCGCTGACGCTGCGTGCGTACTACGAGCTTTCTTGCGCCCGCAACCTAGCCGTGGCCGGGATGCTGGCGTCGCACGCTTCGATCTGCACCTTCCTGTGGCGCATCTCGCCGCGGTTCTGCCGGCCCGGGACGCTGCATTGGCTCCTCTCCGCAGGATACCGCCGCAAGCTCAGGAAGCACGTTCGGAGGCTGAACCCGATCACGGCGACAGCGGAGATCCGCGAGTGGATCGATCATCAGTTCCAAGACGCACCGCCGCAGATCGAAGGGGCCGGCAGTGGCAACGCGAACAAGCCACCGAAGGACTACGGTTTTTTCTGGTTGGCCGGCTTCATCGACTTCTTCGCCGAGGCTTACGGGTGGAGTGAGGACGAGACGATGGATCGACCCATCGCCAGGCTGTACCAGCTTTTCCGCGCGAACCTTTACGCCAAGGGGAACAAGGTGCCGTCTGCGCTCCCGAGCGACCGTCTCGTGCGAAAGTGGTTCAATCACATGCGCGAGGTCAGCGCGAAGAACGCGGCGGAGGGAACAGCAACCACTTGAAACCATGTTCGGCGAAAAGCTCATTGCGATCCTCGGTCTCGACAGCCGGGA